GTCTTATCTAATTCTTCTTGTTCAAATTTTGCTTGATTTTCAACATCTTTATTTCTAATTTGTTGTATTCCTTCCTGAGTCTGTTTTTCAATTAATAATCTTTTATTTTTGAAATCTTCAGCTATGGCTTTTTTATCTTCACTAGAAAGTTTGTCTATTTCCGCTTGTTTTAAAGCAACTCTTTCCTCTTCATCTAAAACAAGTAAATTGTAATATCTTCTAGTAAACAAATCATCTTCATAAAGCTTAGCTTGTGATTTTAATGCGTCTAAGGCTTTTGTGCTTACTTTTTCCTTAGGAGCTGGTGCAGGAACATCAGTTTCTAAAGCTATAGATTTAGTAGCTGCTTCTTGATATAACCCATCTAGTCTTGTAAGTTCTTTATCAATTACATCTACAGTACCCTTGATTACATTTTCCTCTTCTCTAATTCCTTTTATTTGTGTATCAATTAAGCCTTTTAAATGCTTTGCAGATTCAGTATAACCTAATGCTTTCATTTGGTTAACATACTGTATGGCTTTTTGTATCTTAAAGGTCTTTTGAAGTGCTAATTGATATAACTCTTCTTCTTTAGCAAACTTTTCAGCAGATAATTTATTTATTTTCCCAGCAATTGCTGTAGCTTTTGCTCTTTCGATAATAGCACTTTTTACTCCATCTACTGCATTTTTAACATTGCCATTTAAAATAGTTTCTTTATCTAAATTACCAAAGTATGCTGGATATTCTGATTGTAATTGCTTAACAGCTTCTAATCTTTTATCCATAGAATTGCCTGCATCTCCTGCTATTTTAACTAAAGTTTGCATTTTAGTTATTTCTTCACCAGCAGACCCCATTGATGATTTTAATGATTCGGCATATTCTTTATTTGCATCTTGCAATATTGTTAAAGCATTCTTTGTTTTAAAGAAACCAGCATCCCATGCTGTAAAAAATGCAATAAGAGCAGAAGTTGCTAAATAAATTGGACCAGTCATTCCTGCAAAGCCACCTATAACAGCAGGAAGGTTATTTTGTATACCTCTAAATCCATATGGCAAATCTTGTATAATTAAAGCAAAGTTTGTCCATTGTTTATTACCTTGTTTTACTTCTCCACCAGCTTTAGATGCAGCAGATGTAGCGCCTTTCATGGCTTTTTCAGCACCATTAATTGCACCTTCTGCCTTAGTCATTTCATCGGCAAATATCTTTACATCTTTTCCTAATACTTTACTTAATGCGTCAGACATTGCCTTAGCATTCTTATTAAACTCAGCAAGGTCTAGGTTAATATTGACTTTTATATTCTGATCAGCCATTTTGCTTTATTGGTTTTACGTTTTCGTATTTTTTAAGCACTTCACTCAACTCTTCGTTGGTCATCACTCTTTGCTTCACAAAGTTACGATTATCGCAGTCAAGTGACAAAAGCTCACTAGGCTTGACTTTTTTGCCTTTTGGGAGTTGCATATTAATTAAAATAGTAGTTTGCCATCTAATCTTTACCCAATCTTGCTCTTCTTTATGACGGTATCCATACCAAACATAATCTAACTCAGCCATCGTCATATCCCAAAACAAATGGGGAAGCACTTGGCACTCCCCCATTGTATATCTTTCAATATCAATCCACTCTAATTTTTTTTTACCGCATCTTTATCTGCTTTCTTAGTAGTTGATTCTTCTAGTCCACTATTTAAGCTTTCGGTTAATGCAGCCATTACTTCCTGAAACTTTTTACCACCAATACCACCCATGTCATCAATCCAATCACAGGTATCTAAATCGGTAAACTTTGGTGTTATACCTTCTTTATATAAAGGGTATTCAGCCGCAGCTCTAAATAAGTTACTTATAGCATCAAGTGATGATGTACCACTTAAAGCCTCTCCTATATCAGAAGGACCAATTCCTTGAAGTTGACAGAATCTTTTTAAAGACCATGTACAAAACCTCATAGGTATCTTAGTCCCATCGCTTAGGGATAGTTCGTAATGTCCTCTCATATTTTGGTGTTTTTGGTGTTATTATGCGTTAGTAGCCTGAGTCAATACTCCTTGTCCTGTGAAAGCAGCAGAGTAAGTAACTGGAGATTCCATATCAGCAGTGATGTCTAAGCTTTCTACAAATGCAGAACCAGACCAAATTAAATCACCTACTATTGGAGTGCTACCAGTAACTGTAGTAAACTTAACTGTAACTACACCCCTACCATTTAAAGCAGAGAAAATATCTCCTACTACATAGTTTGTACCTGTTGGTTCAACTGTAGTAAGACCATCTGTAGTTAAAGACCAAGAACGCAAACCTGCGATTTGATCAGCCCATCCACCACTTGATTTAGTTGTTGCATCTGGTAAGTCAGCACTTACTGATAAAGAACATGATGTAGAGTGAGCTACAACTTCAGTTCCTACTAGAACTACTAGGTTTGTACCATTAAAAATTCCTGTTGTTGGCATTTTATTTTATTTTAATTTTTTTATAATATTTGAGTTACGAAATGATTCATCGTTATTACTCTTCTAAAGATATAAGCTTCGTCTATATAATCAAATGTAGCAAAGTTTGTACCCATTACACGAGTAACTATTTTAAAGTCAGGAGAAGCACTTGGGTAATCAGGTACATTAACGCCTATGATCCCTAACAATTCGTTAGCCCACTGGTCTACCGATTTTTGCCCTACTTCACCTGACTTATTGGTTTTATAAACAATATCAAACTGTATAGTAACATCAAAGTTATAACTCTGCTTGTCGCTATTTTCAACTGATGTTTGACTGCTTATAATCAGAAAAGGAGGATTAACTGTATCAGGTGCAATAGTATCATAAACACCCAAAGAAAAACTTTGTGATGCTAACTTATCTACATAAGCCTTTCTTATAGCTAATCCGCAATCTTTCATTAAGCTTCTGTTTCAGCTTTTACTTCTTCAGGATTTTGCTCCTGAGCAAGTTTTGATAAGAACTGAGTTAAAGGTAAACCAAACTTAGTTGGCATTTCTTGGATAAATGCGTCTAATTGTTTTACCTGCTCTTCGTTTAGTGTAATGTTCATGGTATTGATTTTGTACAAATTTAATGAATTATATTTATATCTTTATCTGCTTTATCCTATTTACCATTTTGCCTATCAGCTCATCAGTAGAATTAAATAAATAAGCATCTGCATCTTTTTTTATCTTTTTCTTGCCCATTCCTTTAAAATCTTCTGCATATTTAGTTAAAGCTTTATTATCTAGCGTTTTATAAGCTAAATTTGGCTTTCTTCCTGTTCCAAATTCAACAAAAGCTGCATAATTGATTAAATGACCCTTAGAATTACTAACATTTGATAAACCAGCCTTAATCATAGAAGAACCATTAGAAAGTCTTGTTGCTCTGATTGTACTTCTTAATGCACCTGTATCTACAGCAACTCTATTTTTAGCTTTATTTTCAATCTCTACGGCTGTTTCATAGATTATTTTGGAAGCCTCTTTAGTCATTATTTGTGATGCTTGTTTAAACTTATTAAGTATAGCATCTTTGCCATGTATGTTAACTTGAAATCTTGCCATTACTTAAGAGTTGAACAGCCTATTAAAAAATAACTATTGTTATCACCTTCATTAATAACTGAATTAATGTTATAAAGGTTTGATTGATAAGATATTACAAGTTTATTTGTAAATATCTTTGAAGTAGTATATCTAATTCTAAAAGTAATATCATCGCTTATATTATCTTTTCCTGCTATATCTGACCTGTCATTTGTATTCCTAGACATCTGAGCCCAACAAGTGTAATAGTCTACCAAAGTAGTTACTACACCACCAGCTCCATCAGAAGCATTAGATTGACTTTGGAAAGTAATTCTATTGTGTAGTTTACCTATCATTATAAAATAACGTTTATGCGTTTAAATGGCTTCATTAGCTCGTATGCGGTCATTAAATTAGCTGAAGGCTTAGTTGCCTCAACTGATGACTCTCTGTACTCATATAGGTCTGAAACCATCTTTAAAAGGGCAGTCTTCATTGTTGCAGGAGTAGTAGCATAACCACAAGTGTAAGTAAACCTAAACTCGTTATTATATATGCTAGTCATGTATATCTTTTTGGTAGTTTCGCCAAGAACTTGATATTCACCAACTGCCATTGAAACCCATGCAGTATAATCCCAATATTCTACTAATGATATATTATTTGTAGGAACATAAGGTAATTCTATAAAGTCATCTACATAAGCTACAACTCTTAAAGTTCTAGGAGTCATTGCGACACCTGCATATTGCTCAAGTCTTGTTTGAGCTGTATTGATTAAAGATGTAATCAAAGTATCATCTTCACTATAATCTACTCTAAGGTAATTCTTAGCTTCCGCTAAAGTAACCACTGTGGCTGAAGGTGCTACTGTGGTTGTAATATCTCTTACTATTTGCATTATGCCATTGTTTTTACAAAAATAACTAAAATATAGCGGACATAAAAAAGGAGGCAGTTTGCGGCTGCCCCCTTGTATTTTAGATTAATCTAGGATTAAGCTACGTTACCGAAATCACCATATACAAACGCACTGTTGTAGTAGATAGGGAATGCAATACGAGCTTCAACTCTCACAGTAATCAAGTTCTTTTGGAAGTTATCGCTATCCATTTCAGAGAACTGAACAGAAATACCTTGATTTTGCATGATTTGAGCACCCATTGACCAGTCACCTACTAAGAACTTATCAGCAGCGATTGCTGTAGATTGGAACACAGGGATACCAGCGATAGTAACAGTACCATCAGTAGTAACAACTGTAGAACCTGGAAGGCTATAAGCAGCGTTAGTATTCTTAGTATTCATGATAGCAGCCCAATCAGTTGGGTTGATTAAGATACCATTAGCAGAATAGTTACTAGCAGAAACCTGTGCAATAGCTTGTACTAATTGCTCAACATCAACTGTAGCAGCACCACTGAAAGCAGCAGCATTGATTGTTAAACCAGTCAAGTTAGGAGCAGTACCATTACCGTTCAATAACTGAGCATCTTCAGCTAATAAATACTTCTCTAACAAACGAGCTTGTAAGAATGAAGTCATAGCAGGTACATCATCTAACATTTGACGAGAGATTCTTACGAAACCAGCGATGTACTGAGCAGGAGCATCAGTCATTGTGATATCGAAATCTACTTGAGCTTTTGCACTACCTTGTGTTTGAGG